GTCTCCTCACAGGAGACTAAGCAACTCAGTCCCCTGAGGGTCAGATACTAACCAGGCCTACGACACTGACTATGCCGTAGGACCCGGAAGGCATCTGCCTCCACCCTATTTTGGTATTGCTACCACGGATAGGGATCCGATCAGATGAATCGTTTGATAGACGAGCCATCAGACGAGGATAATTACTTAGACAAGCTCGAGATTTCTCTCGAAAACTTGTTCCAGGTTTATCATCGCCGAAATGGTCGTATACCAAGCCCCAATCCCTGTACCTCTGAAAGAGCACAGGAGTTCGGAACTCAGTCCTTTGTAAGAAGTGATTCCAGCGTAACTGGAGGCGACTATCAATAAGATCGTCGTCCCAGAAGCACACAGAATCATATCTGCCAAGGAGCCTGAGGGCCTTTCCAAAACTGTCCATTTCGGGCGTGAAATTTCTTTCAACGTCAGAAGATGGATAGGGGAAGGACTCCTCAAGTATGCATTTTCTATCGTAATCACGCAGTCTCCCAGTTGATACTGAGAGGCCAGCGAGCTGCGACGGAAGTTTGCACAGCACGACTGGAGCGATTTCATTCGCCCAACCGAGCACGAGTTCTGCAGACTTGCGTAAGCCAGCAACGAATAGTCTTCGTTGAAGGTTTTGCAAATCTGGGAAATGGCTGAATTTACGGCTTTGGTCATATGGATACTCCTTGTTGCGAATTATCGTAACATCGATTCCATTAAACCACTCAGAACCACAAGACTCGCGGAAAGGAGTGCGCCAGCATGTTTTAGACATGTTAGGTTCACAACCAACCTCTTGAAGTGTGGCCATGAGGGTCGGCAAGCAGTCAGTCGGGACGATAATATCGTCACCGAACACGACAACTTGACGACCTAGGTCCAGAAGATCTCGGAAACCAAGCTTGACAGCCTGGCGACCGTATCTATGTAGTGCTAGGGAGCCTATCGCTAGACTCCAAAACACTAACGTCTCGACGGGAAAGCATGTAGCTGAACCCATCGGGGCGAAGGCAGCTAGGCGTATCTTTGCACCTTTCCAGGTAGCAAAGCGACTTCTAGTCGAAAATAACTGCCGTCGAAGGCGAGGGATCTTCGCAAGAAGAAACCAAACCAACGATGCAGTTACGGTGTCACTAGCATTGGATAAATCCAATGTGCTCATATCGTCCGCTAGGGCGGTACGAGCTCTCTCTTGACTATACATCTGATTTCTCAGCTTTATAGACAAGGAAAGAAGGCGACTCCGATCGAAGTATGCCATCATAGATCTCATTTGACCCTGTTGAAGATATTGATTACTCGACATCTCAACAGAAATCAGACGAGGACCTTTGAAGTCCTTTGGGACCAAGCAAATTCGCGTAGTCATTTCAGATAGAAATAACACACTATTTGATTTGATCCTTAGGTGCTCCAAACTCTGGACCCCATATTCATCATAGGGATATAACTTATTAGCCTGGGAAGGCCAATACTTAAAATCCCACCTTTCGTCCTGAGGATACCCCTCGTGCACGACCCCTGGTCCATGACCGGGAGTAATGCTAGAGAGGTCCAAATGACGTAAGGCCTTCCTGAGTGCGTTTTGAGCGCACAAAAGGACAAAGTGGTCTTTGGGAAGCCGCGCACGTTTTAACCGTGCTTGGCGCTCGGAGAACTCTTTGACGACAGCATCTTGCTGATCTTCTGTAAACTTTGTTACGAGTTTACTATTGATCAAGAGGAACTGACGTAGGTAGAATATGGTTTCCGTGTTAGGGGCCTCAAGGAGACTACCGTCATCTCCAAACACCTGCCGAAGGCAGGAGTAGAGGAAATTGGGTAATCTGGTCTTCCTTTTCAAGGAAAAGCCGGGAATTGCTGTAAAGCAACCACCGACCAAGCCTTGGTCTACGGCTTTCCCGAATTTCGGGAGAGTTACGTAGAGAAAGCTTGATCCTTCAGACTTTGCCCGTGAGGACAAGGTCTGTCGGTCTTTATCGTTGAAAGGAACACCTCGAGACGCACCATCAGCCATTATGGCTAGGTGGAGCCCGAGGCAACGGAACTGGCTATTAAGGTTTCCCATGAAGGGTCTCCTCCAGTCAGTCCATGTCCCCAAGTTATGCAATCCATCTGCTGTTAGGCAGGCGTGAACGCATCCTGATGGTAATCACCTTCGATGGTGATGCCAGCATAGAGGCCGCTCACGAAAGCATTAATAAGCAGACACTGCGCTTGCTTGCAGAGGTCTTTGACCACTGTTTCGGTAAACGCAGTCGCACGAGGAACCCGGATAACGACCTCAACGCTTCCCAGCGTAAAGGCCCCGGTGGTATCATCGACATCGCCTTTAGAAAAGACGAAACGATGGATATCGGTTCCCTTGCTCCCGTTCGGCCGGAGATTGTGTTCGACAAGAAGACGTTCTGCTTCAAGCAGACCGGCAGTCTTGTTAATGAACTCTTTCTTCGGACCCGCCTCGGAGGCAAGTTCGTACGTGATGTCGGTAGTTGCATTGGACTTGGTAACAATAATAGACATGGACAGCTCCGGTGTTGTCTTCGCTTACTGCGCTCTCAAAAGAGCGCATTGGGAAAAGACGGTTCTCCGCATTGTGGCGGTTTCACGATTTCGGACTCAGCAGGGTTATAGCTTCTTTTGAAGAAGCATAATCCCTAATGTGGTCCCGTGGAAGAGCCCAAGGTTCGAGAAATCAACAAACCCTGAGGACGTTGGAAGAGATGGCAGTCGTGTATAAACAGAAGTAGTTTTGCTACCGAGTTTATAGGGCTCGTTGGGTTCAACAACCCAACCGAGACCAGACCCTAAGTAGGCGAGAGGCATCGCATAAAGCGAAAGCTTCGTCTCCTCCTTAACGGAATGGCAAATACCACGAATGTTGTAGAAAGGGTTCGAGAAGCGAGGAGTCATAGTTTTATTTATGAAATCCTCAACATCAAGAAACCAATCGATAACAAAACTCATCGGAACAAGCTCCCATGCCAATCCAACGACCTTGTGAAGGCCGAAGTATTGGACGTAGGCTTGCCAAGATGATTCGTAGTTAAGGTCCTCACGGACCTTGGCCCAAGCACCAATAGTAGCAGTAACCTTTCGATGGTCGCATTGTAAAACAAGGCTACCATCAGGTTTACCGCTAAAAGAAGTGTTCACGACTGGCGAGCTCAATTCTGAGCGCACCCTGATGGGGACGAAACCGCCTGTGTTTCGACGAAGATACGCAAGACGATTAGACACATTTGCATGTGCCGAAAGCGCATTACGAACTTCGTTGATTGCAGGTCGGACGCCGAACTGGTAACCCAGATAGGCGTTGGCTCCGTCCTTTGTTGTCTTACGCAAACCTCCCAAAGTCATTCCCCTCTTATACACCTTCTTAAGCCTGCGACATAAAACGCGGGCGGCCGAAGTAGGATTAAGCATTATTTTGAACGCATCGAAGAAGATGCCGTTCTCATAAATGCTTTCTCCCAGCAATGTAGATGAGGGTACGAGGCTATTGCTAGCCTCGTTAAATGAATTGAGTAGAGCGAACCAATCAGGTGTCTGGTACGGCCCTGCGGTATAATGTGGAACATTCCAAGCCCCGCTTGTTAGCGGGTCGGGAATTCCATGTAAACCGAAGATCGAACCATTCAACTTGGTTAGCGTAGCGACGAGATATGAGTCACCAAAGCCGGTCCTAGTTTTAACTATCACATCCGCTGGGGACACGACAGTCTTAGTGTGGACACAGCGATGAACCTGATAAGAAATCTGATTATCTTTTTCGTGTGCTAAGCGAAATTGATTATCAGTCTTACTCAGTAGGTGGTTGAGCTCTGACTTACGCCGTTGCTCTTTTCGCTTCACCTGTCCATCGAGAGGTAAATTCGTTTCATCGGCAATATGATCCGTCCTACAAGGATAGTTCACAGTGCCTGAACCGAGATTTACTTCATCCCCCCAGTAATTATAAGGCGGTCCCCACCACTTCTTTTGGAAGCCGGATCCGGAACTGCCTGTTTTATTGAGGGTTCTTGCTCTGATGCGCATATAGGTGTTCTCCTCAACGATCTTGTTGGATGCGTTAGGTACCCCTGGTTTAATCCAGAGAAAACTAACGAACGTTACTCACAAGGATTGCGCTTGCAGAACTTCTTGCGAAGTTCGACGAGCACATCGACAATGATCATGATGATAACTATCATCCTTTTCATATCGACCTCCTTGTGAAAGACTCATTCAACATGAAGGTGCTGTGGGGCCTTATCAAGGGGCCCC